CCGACTTGTCTTCTGAAGATTGCGTTGTTAAAGAACTTTTATCTTCCTTGGATTTCTCTTCGGTAGACGAAACATCATCCGATGTTTCTAGTTTTGTTTTTTCGGCTTTATCAGCAGGCGCGGGTGTCTGCTCGTTATCTCCGCTTGAACTTACCTCTGTTTTCGCTTCAACTTTCGGTTCTTCCTTGGGAACTGTTTCCAGTCCTGCATCGGCTGCCGCCGCAAGTTTCAGCATATCCAGTTCAGTAACTTCCATTGAATCTGCCATTTTGACCCTTTCTTACGCTTGTGGGTAGGGAGTCATTCTACCTCAAGGTTAGTCGGCTACTGGTTCATCCGATCCATCCCCATAGCCTGGGACGGCGGAGTTAAGTTTTTGGGATGCGAGCGATTCTAAAATCGCTACACAACCACGGAAACCTTTAGCATAACCACAAGCGTCTGCAAGTGCCTTTGATTTCTTCATCACAGCAGAGCCGTTTTGACGCAGAGTTAGGTTAAGCAAAATCAGACTAAGGCGTTTGCCAGTTGGGGTTGACAAGAATCCAGTCCACGCCTTCTCATCCTCATCTTCCCACTTGGGTTCGTTGACCCATTCCTGATCTCGGATAAACGCCAATGCTGCTTTTAGTTTTCTCATTAGAAATTTATTACGGCTTGGTTTTCAACTGTTTGTGTTGCCGTAAACCCAAGTTCTTCAACAGCCTTCCTTACACCTGGGCAATTATCCCAATCCCAGTCGTCAAGAAATATAGCACCACCTTTAGCCATTCTGTCTTTTAGAATCTTTAGGGAGTTTAACGTAGATAGGTAAAAATCAACATCTAAATGCACAAGCCAAAAACCAGTTTCGTCTCCAATACTATCTGGAAAGATTCCTTTGTGTACGACAACATTCTTTCTGTTGTTAAGCATTTTAATTACATCCAGTTCTGGCTTAAATTCCCCAACAAGGTGTGGTTCAAATTCGCTCCAACATGATTCAGGCATTCCTTCAAATGTATCGTATGCGTGAATCGTAGAATCTAAAAAATTGTCAGATAATATACCTGTGAACCCGCCATTAAACACGCCAACTTCAGCTATCAATCCAATTGGATTTTTGAATCCATGACGAAGCATTGTAATAATCTTTTGTTCGTTTAATAATGTCATAACTTTATTGCCCAGGAATCGCCTTGGAATAAGACTGCTTCTTTGTCCTTAAATAGCTCAACCAATGCCTTTTGCACAGACTTAAAACTCCAATCATGCCCAGCCATTACCCCACCAGTCCTAAGCTTAGGCTTCCAGCCGTTCAAGTCTGCCAGCACGCCTTCGTAGCGGTGATCTCCGTCTATGTAGATAAAGTCTAGCTCGCCATCCTTGAAGAGTTGTAGCGCATCCAGGCTTTTACTTCTGCTGTATAGAACATTGCCAAGTGGGGTTGTGCGCTCTTGAAATGCCTCAAAGACAAACTTCATTGGGCATTGCTGACTTGCCACATCGTTAATATCGTATCCGTTTAGCCAAGGATCAACCGCCATAACCTCCTTGAAATAATTGGCAATAACTACTGTGCCTTCTCCGCTGTAAGATCCAATCTCAACCGCCTTACCATTTGCGCCCTGCCCGTTAGCCCAATCACAAAGATGTCTTAATCCTTCCGCTTGGAAGGCATCACGCATTACTGGTACTTTCAAGCAGCTATTTTTAATAAATACTGCTTTATGTCAAGCCAGTATTTTAACCAATACCGCGCGGAGAGCCAAATGGCATTGGTTGTGGGCTTGTCGGAGGATTGTATGCGGGAGGCTTTGGAACTTGAGATTTTGTTGGAATATTAAATACTGGCGGTTTAGGAACTTGATCTTTAGTCGGAATGTTAAATACTGGCGGTTTCGGAACTTGAGATTTTGTTGGCAAAGTTGGTGCTGGCGGAATAGGCATTTGAGCTTTGGTAGGCAATGGGGTTTGCGCTGGATTCTGAGCTTGCGCTTGTTGTTGCGCAATCAGAAGCCTTGCAATTTGATCGGCCAATAAATTCTGATAATTCTTCTGAGCCATTGCGGCATCAAAACCTGGTCCTCTTAATGTTTCAACTGGAAATACACTGGCTGGTTGAGCTGGAAGCATATTTGTTTGTTTGTTTGTTGGTCCTAATGGCATATTACATTACCTGTGGTTGGGGTTGCTGTTGCATCGCTTCAGGTGGCAGTTGTTGCCCCTGCTGTTGCACTTGAGCCTTACCTGCATCACGAAGCTGTTTCTGGATAGCGCGGGATGTATTGGGGTCAACCTGTTCCAAGGCTGCCAAGTGCTGTTGTAAGTGAGCCATCAGAACTTGCATTGCACTCTGATCGACCTGCTGTTGTCGCTGTTGAGCCGCTTGGTTAAACGCGAAGAGAACGGATATATGCGCTTTGTGGTCATCGCTAGGCTTGATTGCGACTGGGAATCCAGTTGCAAGCATGGTTGCAATTTCAGTCGCTTGGTCTTCAGCTTGATCGCCAGAGGCTGCGTTCGGATCTTGGAAGAGTCTGCGGACCAGCGATGGATCGTCTTGTTCAAGCACTGACTTTACCAGTTCGCCTTGGTTCACGAAAGGATTATTTTGGAACATTTGCATCCGCGCCACAGATTTCTGCAAAGCAAACTGGCGGTTGATGAAGTCCAGTCCACCCTTCGGCTCAATCGAATACTCATCGTGGATGCCTTCGGGTGGCATTGTGCCAGTCTCTTCGGCATACCGATACATTAAGTCTTTCTTGTTGTATTGCGTGTAAAGCGACCAGCACTGTTTGAAGAGATGGGCTAGACCCATTCGGAACATTCGATTGCGTAAATCGCCAGACGCTGCTGCCTGTGACTGTAACGCTTGGATTTCAGTAGCAGTCTTACGATCCGACACTTGGAACTGCGAACCAGATCCAAAGTCTGGATTGCCCATCCGCTGTTCAGAAAGGAGACGCTCTTCGAGCATCAGTTTCTGGAAGTCAAATGGAGGCTGGCTAAACTGAACTGGTTTCAATCCTTGAGGCAGGATTTGCCCAGGTTGCATCTTCAGGTTCGATGTGTTTAGCGAGATAGGATTCTGTGCTTCAAAAACGGGTCGGTTGGCCAGTTCAACGTAATCGGAGAGGGAGTTCTTGAGCTTATTTAGCAGGTTCTCATTCGGGAGAAGGATCTCTGCTACGCCTCTCGGACTGTACCAACCGCCCCCTGTTACCTCATAGGGGAAATCTACGAAAGGTGGTTCGCCGTGGCGATACGGCAATGTGAAAGGTTTGCGTACATCTTCGGTTACAACAAGCGGGCTATAAGTTTCGACTTTCCATCCATCCTCGGACGGAGTGTACATTTCCCAAAGGATAATACGGTCGTTCTCAGCCTCTTGAGTAATTCCTTCACGCCTGTAAATCTCGTCTTGAATCTCACTTCGTAAGCCCACTGATTTCGAGGGTTTACCTGAAATTGTTTTGATAAAGTCCTCATCCTGTTTGTACATGGGATTTGCCTTATAGGAATCGACACTCGTTGAGATGATGTGAACGATGAAGTCGGCATCTTTGAACTCCTTGGTGTAGGCGGGAACAATAATATGGAAAGGATCAATCGCCTCAAACTCAATTCGCTTCTTGTCATCGTTCCAGATTACTTTGGACACGCCACGTCCGTAGAGAAGCAGGTTGTCGATGACAGACACAATCTCTTTCTGGAAGTTTGTGCGCTCACGCATATTGTAGTCAAACCAACGCTCGGCTGATACGGTCAGCGGGTTTAGCTGCTGGCGCATTGGAACAAAGCTAGATAGAATGTCGTTACCGATTGCGCTGTTGACGAAGGAAGGCTTTAACTTCTCAATGGCTGTGTCGATCAATTGAACGTGTAGGTCGGCGGCTGTAGGCCAAGGCTTGACCTTACGGCGCACACCAAAGTAGCGGGCTTGGTAGAACAACCGCTGGCGATTCTCCCAAGTCTCACGCTGGTTAAGCGAGTCAATGATGCGAGAATAATATTCTGTTCTGCGTGTATCTTTAGCGTTCATTTCTCTCTCTCCC